ACCGTCAAACTGGTAACTCTAATATTTATACGGGCGTCACTTTAGCGGCTTCATTGACCCCAACAGCGACTACAATTACCCTTAGCTCTACATTTGAAATGCGCTCAACTGGATTTATCCAGATTGATAATGAGATTATTGGATACGTTAATATTTCAGGCAATCAGCTATTAAACTGCTACCGTGGACAGTACAATACTACAGCGGCTTCCCATAGCGTTGGAGCGGCTATCTATGACCAGCAATTGCCGTCGTTGGCAGTATGGCCCACCCCAGACAATGGAACGTCTTATACGCTCGTTTATTGGCGTATGAGAAGGGTTCAAGATTCTGGGACTGGCGTATATGTTCAAGATATACCGTTTAGATGGATTACTTGTTTAGTCGCTGGATTAGCATATTATTTATCCATGAAGCTGCCCGGAATGGATATGCAGCGCGCTCTTGGATTAAAGCAAGAGTATATGGAGCAATTACAGCAAGCTATTGAAGAAGATAGAGAAGATGTATCCATTAGATTTGTCCCTCGTAACCTGTTTTACGCGAGGTAAGTAATGCCAACCAAGTATGCAAGTGGTAAACATTCAATTGCAGAATGTGACCGCTGTGGTCAAAGATATAAGTTAGTACAATTAAAAAAACTAACAATTAAGACCAAATTGGTTAGCATTAAGGTATGTCCAGAGTGTTGGGACCCAGACCATCCGCAGTTACGATTGGGTATGTATCCGGTCAATGACCCACAAGCGGTACGGGAACCAAGACCTGATATTAGTTATTACGCTTCTGGACCAAATGGTTTAGAAACACAACAAGGTGGTGGAGTTAGCAAAAATCAAGCTGGATATCCAGAGGGCGGCAGTAGGGTATTTCAATGGGGGTATGCTCCAGTGGGCGGCTCTAGTGGTTTTGATAGAAAATTAACTCAAAATGATTTAGTAGCAAAAGGCAACATTAATCCAGTAACAGTAACAGTAAACTAGGAGTAACAAATGGCAAAGATGGATAAAGAAGACATGAAGCAAGATAAAGCTATGGCTGATAAAGAAATCAAAAAAGCTTTTAAACAGCATGACAAGCAAGAGCATAAGGGCGAACACACCAAGCTAAAGCTCAAAAAAGGCGGCATGGATGTTAAGAAAATGGCTAAGGGTGGTGTAACCCAGTCTAACTTACGCAGCATGGGTCGTAATATGGCTCGTGTAGCCAACCAGAAATCTTCTTCAAGAGGTCGTTAATATGGCAACCGCAAAGAATGTAAAACCTACTAAAAAAGATAGTCCAGCTATCAAGACTGGTAAGGCTCGTTATGACCATCCAGCAAGCGATTATGCCCGCCCACATACTATGGCAGGCAAGATTATTGACGGTAATGAAGTCATGGAAAGCGGTGATTACGCAACTGAGAAATCCGCAAAATCTGCTAATATTAAAGACCCATTACCAGCAAGTGCAGTAAGCTGGGGTAAAGGCACAACTAAAGAAGACGGTATTGAAACTCGCGGCAATGGTGCAGCTACCAAAGGTCGCATTGCTCGTGGACCAATGGCTTAATGAATTACGAACAGCTTTATAACAATATACAGACTTACGCACAAACAACAGAACCAACGTTTGTAGCGAATATCCCGTTTTTTGTACAGGAAGCTGAAACTCGTATATACAATTCGGTTCAAATACCGTCACTGCGCAAGAACGTTACAGGAACATTTAGCTCTGGAAACCAGTATTTAACTTTGCCGTTTGACTGGTTAGCCACGTATTCTATTGCTGTAATTGATTCAAGCGGTAACTACACTTATTTATTAAACAAAGATGTTAACTTTATTCGTGAAGCGTATCCTAACAATGGCGCAACATCTTGGGCTATGCCTAAGTACTACGCTATTTTTGGTAGTTCTACTCTTAATGTTAATGAATTAACTGCTATCGTTGGACCAACTCCTGACTCATCATATAGCACTGAGTTACATTATTTTTATTACCCAGTATCAATTGTTCAAGGCGTTGCAGCTACTTTAAACGCTACATTTACTGCTGGAACTTTATACACGCCGGGTTTATACCAAAACATTCCGTTGACTGGCGGCTCTGGTTCGGGTGCTACTTGTGACATTTTGGTCAATTCTAGCGGTAACGTAGCAACTGTCACATTACAGAATGGCGGTAGTTTTTATCAAGCTGGTGACGTTTTAAGCGTAGCATCAGCCAATATTGGTGGAACTGGCTCTGGATTCTTAATCTCTATAGCCACTGTCAATAATGCCCAAGGTCAAAGCTGGCTTGGTGATAATTACGACCCTGTACTATTTTATGGCGCTATGCGTGAAGCAATGTTATTCCAAAAGCAGGAACAGGACATTATTAAGTATTACGAAGATAAATACCAAGAAGCGCTTGGCGAAATGAAACGTCTTGGCGATACTTTAGAACGTGGCGATGCTTATCGTGAAACGCAAACAAAATTACCATATAGCAAAGCATGATAAAAATTACAAGACAAGAAGCCAAAAAACAAGGTTTACCAACTTGTTACGGTTCTTTATGCACAAAACATCCAGAGTTAAATGGGTTACGTAGAGTTTCTGGTGCATGCGTGGAATGCGCAAAATTATCTTTAAAAAAACGCAGAAAAGAAAATCCAGAAATTTATTTGCAATATAAAAAAAATGATTATATAAAATTAAAAAATAATTCTATATTATGGGCAAAAAAACTAGCTGATGATAAAAAATATCGTCAAAAAAATAAAGATAAAATTTATGCTGCACAACTTGAATGGAATAAAAATAATCCAGACAAAATAAAAGCCATGTCAAAACGAAATCGTCAAAATAACAAAGCTACACGTCATGCATCAGTTGTTGCTAGAAGATTATCAAAAATAAACCGTACCCCCGCATGGTTAAATGATATTGACCGTGAACGTATTAAAAATGAATATAAACTTGCTGCTTTATTAAGCAAAATTGAAGGCGTAAAATGGACTGTTGACCATATTATTCCATTGCAAGGCGAATTGGTTTCTGGTCTTCATGTGCCATCAAATTTGCAAGTTATGAGGGCGTCCGAAAACTTTTCAAAAAATAATAAGTTTGAGGTTTCCTAATGCCAATAGTCCAAGGTCAAACCACTTTATTTAAAGCCAACATTTTGTCGGGTTTGGAGAACTTTGCCGTAGGTACGCCTTATACCTATAAGATTGCTTTATATAATGCAAACGCTAATTTAAATAATACGACTACTGGCTACACTTCAACTAATGAAGTTACAGGAAGCGGGTATACCGCTGGCGGTCAGGCTTTAACCATTTCCAATCCACCTACGCAAGATACGACCAATAATATTGCTTTTATCTCATTTAACAACGTAACTTGGACTGGAAGTATTACCGCACGGGGAGCGCTAGTTTATAATAGCACCACGGGAGCGGCTTGTTTTATATTGAATTTTGGTAATGATATTACTAGTTCAAATACATTTACCGTTACTTTCCCAACGGCAACATCAACCTCAGCAGTACTGACAATTAGTTAAGGAGTTTTACATGGAAAAATCGAATATTGGAGATATCAGTACCGCTGCGGTAACTCGTGGTGCTGGCTCTGAAGAGTTCTTGGGAATCCAAGGATATTATGACGTTAAATGCTATGACAAAAATGGCAATCTCAAGTGGGAAGACAAAGCTCCTAACTTGGTTACTGCCGTTGGTAAAGCAGCATTGTTTGATTATTATTTTGGTGCAACTGGTACTGGTGGCGGTACTGCTTCTGGCGCTAACTATCTTGGATTGGTAGGCAGCGCTTCTGCAACTGCTAACTATGTACAGTCTGATACTATCTCTAGCCATACTGGTTGGATTGAAGTAGGCGGCACAAACGCTCCTGCTTATACTGGTAATCGCCAATCACCTAGCTGGTCTGCTGCAACCAACAATGGTTCAGCATCACCAAGTAATATTGTTTCTAAAGCTGCCTCTGCATTGACATTTGCTATGACAAGTTCAGGAACAGTATTTGGTTGCTTTATTAACTCTGGCGCAACCGCGTCTGCTACTAAAGACTCCACTACTGGTATTTTATACAGTGCTGGTAACTTTACAGGCGGCAGTAAAGTTGTAGCTTCTGGAGACAGTTTGGCAGTTTCCTATACTACCACTGCCACGTCATAATTAGGAGCCTTAAATGGCTTTACAGCTTGGCGACAGAATACAGCAAACTGGGTTAGCCAATACTACCGTAAGTTTTAGTCTTACAGGAACAGTGCTTGGCTTTCAGGCTTTCTCGTCTGCAATAACCACGGGAAATACAACCTATTATTCTGCTACGGACACGTCTGGAAACTGGGAAGCTGGAATTGGTACGCTTACCTCCACTACGCTGTTAACCCGCACCACTATTCTAGCGTCTTCTAACTCGGGAAGTGCCGTTACTTTTAGTGGAACGGTTACTGTATTTGTTACCTATCCAGCAGAAAAGTCTGTTAATTTAGATGCAAACAATACAGCCAATGCGCCACAGTTTAACGCTACTAATGGATTAATTTTAAATAATGCCACAATTAGTACTAACTATACTATACCTAGCGGAAGTAACGCTATCTCATCTGGTCCAATTACATTAGCCTCTGGAATTAGCGTTACCATATCTAGTGGTAGTAGATGGGTGGTTGTATAATGTTTGGATATGCAGCATTTGCGCAACCTACTTTTGCAGGATTAGGTAACGCCCAATATGCGGTGAGCGTATCTGAGGCTATTACTTACGCAGATGTAGAAAGCGCTCTAAGAACGGCATTTGCTAATATATCTGAAGCTATTATTTCGGATATTGACGTTGATGCCGTTATTGCTACATTTACTGCCAACATTACCGAAAATTTAAATTATGCAGATTTAGATGTGGCTAATGCAACATTTATCAATGCTATTACAGAAGGTTTAAATGCAAAAGATTTAGAGACTGTCATTAAAATATATAACTCCAGTATTGCAGAAAATATTAATTTATCAGAAAAATTACTGGGCGCTGCATGGATTCAAATAAATGATAGCCAATCCAGTAACTGGGTCATTATAGACAATAGGCAATAATATGGCATTAACATTACTAGATAGAGTACAGGAAACCGCAACCGCTAATACCACGGTGAGCTTTAGCTTAACTGGGGCAGTTGTCAGTTATCAAGCATTTTCCAGTATTG